ATGACCGAATCCACCGCGATTGATGTTCCCGTCATTCAGCTGCGTCCGCTGCGCGAGCGCAAGGTGACCAAGCGTGAATACGACCGCATCGTGGCGAGCATCAAGGCGGTGGGGCTCATCGAACCCTTGGTGGTCTTCCCCGAGAACGGCGACTACGTCATCCTCGACGGCGTGCAGCGATACCGGGCGCTCGTGGAACTGGGTGTCGCTATCGCCCCTTGCATCATGGGAAAGGAGCGAGAGGCGTTCACCGGCAATCGCATGGTGAACCGGGTATCTCCGGTGCAGGAACACCGGATGATCGAGAAAGCGATGGACGAGGTTGACGAGGGTGTCATCGCCGCCGCTCTCGGCATCGCCACCCTCAACCACCGCCTCAAGAAGTCGTTGCTCAAGCAGCTCCATTCCGACGTGGCGACGGCGTACGACGCGGGCAAGATCACTCGCGCTTGCGCCCGGGAGTTCACGCACGTCAAGCCCCATCGCCAGAAGGAGATCCTCCGCGCGATGGAGGGGTACAAGGACTACAGCACCGCGTTCGCGCGGTCACTGGTCGTCAAGACGGCCACGAACCAGCGGGAGAACCGTGGCCGCAAGCACAACCCGTGGAACAAGACCGCGCAGCGAAAGAACGACCTGCTGAAGAAACTCTCGGACGCCGAACAGAAGCACGACTTCTACTCGCAGCTCTACAAGCAGTACACGGTGGACCTGCTGCGGCTGGCCATCTTCGCTCGCTCTCTTCTCACGAACGCGCGCCTGCGCGAGTACCTGAACAAGCACCACTCGGACATCGTGTCGCGGTTCGAGACGATCATTGCGGATGCACGGGGCTAACCATGCGCACCAGCTGGACACGCGAGATGATCCTGCGCCACATACTCCAGCGAGAAGCCGAGGGTCAGCCGTTGACCACCGGCGGCGAGGGCGTTGATCACAACCTGTACTGTGCGTCGCGGCGCATCTTCGGGTCATGGCGGAACGCCATCATTGCGGCGGGCATCCCTCCCGAGCGTGTTTTGACGTGGGAACGCTGGTCGCCAGCGAGGATCCTGTCGAAGATCCGTCTGATCTCTCGCCGCCGCCGGCCTTTGACGTCGGATGAGATCGAGCGCCGCTACCACAATCTCGTATCCGCTGCACGGCGGCACTTCGGGTCGTGGTCCAAAGCTGTTGTGGCTGCGGGGGTCGATCCGGCCAAGCTCCAGCGGGTGGTGCCGTGGAGTCGTGAGCGCGTTATCGAGGCCATCTTGACCCGGACCCTGCGCAGCGAGCCGCTCGTGGCTCGGTTGATCGAGCCGAGATCGCTGGTGGATGCCGGGCAACGCTTCTTCGGCTCTTGGAGAGCGGCGGTATCCGCGGCGGGTGTGGACCCGAGAGCCACCGAACTGCAGCCCCGCCGGATCAAGGGGCCGGCGCGAGTCACAGCCCGTGCCGCCATCCCCAAGAGGCCACGCAGGCCGCCCCTGGTCTGGACTGACGAACGGATTCTCCAAGCGATCGTCGATCGGGTACGCGAGGGCAAACGGATCAACTCCTGGGCGGTGTCGCGCGATCATGCCAGCCTGTACCGGACCGCCAGGCGTCACTACGGCACGTGGGACGCAGCGATCCGCGCGGCGGGCTTTGACCCGATGGAGCATCGCCGCGATCGCGTCAGAGGGCCGAATACCGGCACCCCGGAGGCCCGCAAGTCGCAGCGAAATGACCCCGTGAGACCAGAAGCACGCGAGTAGCAGGCCATCGGTGGCGGAAGTCTCAAAGTCGCATCGTTCTACTTCCCACGCCCGAGCCTTCCCTGATGTCGACCCGACCACCATCTCCGTCCGTCCCTCGCGAGGTGATTCAGCTCACCGCGTACACACAACTGGAGTTGTACCTGTCAAAGTTCGCACGCGGTGAGCTGGGTCTCGTTCTGCTGCTGGGCCGCCACGGCACTGGCAAGAGCGAGAGCGTTCGACGCACACTCGGCGTGTCCAACGGAGCAGGCGCCCCGGGCGGACGTGTGCTGTACGTCGAAGGTCACATGCAGCCGTTCGGCCTGTACCGCCAGCTCTGGGAGTATCGAGATCAGTCCGTGGTGTTGGACGATCTCGATCGGCTGTACGCGGACCCAGACTGCGTCCGCCTCTTGAAGCCTTTGTGCAACACCGTCCGTGAGAAGCGCCTTCACTGGTTGACCAACGCGATCAGGAACGACGGAGGCCCGCCTTCGTCGTTCACGACGTCCAGCGGTGTGATTCTCATCGCCAACGAATGGAAGAGCGTGAATCCCAACGTGCGAGCTCTCGAGGACCGGGCGATCATCCTTCACTTCTGCCCGCCCAACGCGGAGGTCCACCGGAAGGTGCGGGATTGGTTTGATGATGCTGAGGTGTACGACTTTCTGGGCCGATTGATGCCGCTGATTCCTGCGCTCTCCATGCGGCACTACAGCAAGGGGTCACAACTGCGGCGGGCTGGGCTTGCCGACTGGCGTGCGAGTCTCCTGCAGATGGTGGTGCCGGATAGCCAGGTGGCCTGCCTGCTGGCGGTGCAGCATGATCCCGTGTTGCACTCAGAGGAAGACCGGGTTGCCAAGTTCACCGCCGCGACCGGCGCATCCCGGGCGACGTACTTTCGGTTGAAAGCGAAGTTGTCACGGGCGTTGTAGACATTTTATCAGATTGAGAAGGTTCCGGTTCCGCCCGATCCGCTGGAGCTTGACCCGCTCATGCTGCCCGACCCGCTGCTCGACGACGACCCAGAAGTGGAGCCAGACGTGGAGAACGAGGAAGACCCGCTCGACTTGCTGCCCGACGATCCGCTGCTGCTTGACGAACCGCTGGTCGACCCGGACCCGGAACCAGATCCAGAAGTGCTACCGGAGCCAGAGCCGGACCCCGAGCCGCTGACGCTGGAACCCGACGAACTCTGGGCGGTCTCACCGGGCATGTCGTTGTGGACCCAGACGCCCTCGGCCAGGAGCGTGTTCGTGCCGGGAATGTGGATGGCCACGGTGCGGGTGGGCGCATCGACGCGCACGACCGACTCCACCAGTTCGTCGTCCATCCGCTCGTCGATGAGGTAGTCGCCAGGCTGCACGAACTCCGCCGACGCGAAGCCCCACTCATCGCCACGGCGGATCATGAACGGGTGCTCCGGCGTCGCCTTCAGGCGGCGATTGATGACCATGAAGCCGTGGTGCTCGCCGAGTCGGATGCTCGCCACGCGCGCCGCGACGGGTGTCGCGCCGTGAAGGCCGTGGTGCGAGAGCCAGTTGTATTGGGCGCGGTACGGAACATCGACCTCGAGGCCGGGCACCTGGATGGATGCCACGCGATCGCCGGGCTTGAGGTTCTCAATGGGTGTGAGACGGCCGTCTTCGAGGCGCACGAGCGTGCCGAAGAGGAGGCAGTTGCTGCCCGGGCCGGAACCGGGACCGCTTCCGCCCGGACCCGAACCGCCGGGGCCGGACCCGCCGGGGCCGGAGCCACCGCCGCTCGAACCGCCACCGCCAGACGAGCCGCCTCCTGACGACCCACCGCCGGATGAACCTCCGGAGGAAGCTCCGGACGATGCTCCTGAACTCATGCCGCTGCTCGCGCCCGATGATGCGCCGCTCGACATTCCGCTGCTTCCCGATCCGCTCGACGATCCGGAGCCGCTGGACGATCCGGACCCGGACCCACTGCTCGACGATCCACTTGAAGACGAACCCGACGACGATGACCCGGTGGACGACATCGATCCCGAGGATGATGTCGGCGTGCCGCTGCTCGAACCCGACGACCCCGAGGACATGGAATCGCTCGACCCGCTGCTCGACGGCGTGTGCGTCGTGCCGGACGTGTTGCTCGTGAAGGCGCCGGTGGTGTAGAACGTGAGCGTGGGCGTTCCGCTCGGGCCGGTCGTGTAGATGACATCGCCGGTCGTCGAGTAGCTCGACGGCATGCTCGGCGTGCTGGTCGGTGTCGAGTAGGTGCTCTCGGGCGTCGAACCCGAGGGCGTGGAGTAGTTGCTCGACCCGCCGCCCGTGGGCGGACGGCCCGTCGCCCAGACGGGGATGTATAAGTAGTATCGGGTCGGGCCGTCGCTCATCGGGCGGCCTCCTGCGGTGTGAGCGCGGGCTTGTGGGGGGGCGGGTTCGGTTCGTACCAGCCCTGCGTGCTCACGGGCTTGCCGCACTCGGCGGAGGCAGCCTTGACCGCCGCGCCGAAGTCCATGCGGTCGAACGCCTGGAGCTCGCTCCCGGGCGAGCAGTTGATGACGCGAAAGCGGTGCTTGTCGAAGTGCGGCCGCAGGGCCTCGAAGCGGCGGGCCAGTGAGTCGTACAGCACGTTGTTGTGTCGGATGGCGTTCGGGGCACGGTGCTCGTCGAAGGCGTACCTGCGATCGGCCGCCATCTTGAAGTCGCAGCCGAGCAGATACACCGTGCCGAACCCGAGATGATGCAGCAGGCGCAGGGCGACGAGCATGACGCTCCGCTTGCCGGTGATCCCGAGTGAGTCCGCGTGCTTGGCATCGTTCCCCCACGGGACAGAATCGCCCGTCAGGAACCGCTCATGGTCAAAGTGGTCCGCGCGGCGGAAGAACAGGACGCTGGGCATCTGCCGGACGCGGAACGCGCTGTTGCGCATGGTGCCGTCGGGGTTCTGGATGCGGAGCCGCTTGTCCACGCAGCATGTCGGCACGAACTTCAGGATGCCAGGGTCCTTCCAGCCTGTGTCGATGAAGCGGCCGGGATCGTCCACGCACGTCCAGAGCGTGGGGCGATGCACGGACCAGGAGTTGTTGACGCCCATCGTGACGATCCCGCGCTTGTTGAGCTGCGTGAGGTCCACCTGTGTGAGCGACGGTCCCGAGAGAATCAGGAACGCCGAACGCCCCCGGTAGAACCCCGCGAGCGACACAGAGTCGAAATCGGCGGTGTAGAGGCGCAAGCCATCACGCGCAGGCTTCCGTGCCTTGAGCCCCGCCTGAAGCGCCGCGATGTCCGACTGGTTCTCACGCACAGCCGCAGCCCTCCTTGGCAGCGAATCGCCCGACGATGTACCGACCCTCGGCCTTCGGCGCAGTCACCGTGCCGACCTGACCAATGCGATCCAGCCACCATGCAAGCGGCCGCACCGTGGGATGCAGACCCTCGCCGGCAACGGTGGTCCGGCTCGGGCGCGTGCAGATCGAGAACACAAAGTGCGCCCGCGGGCGACCGACCCGCCGCATCTCCGCCAGCACCGCGTCCACATCCTCCGGGAGCAGGTGCTCCAGAGCATCGAAGCTCGCCACCACGTCGGCAACGCTGTCGAGCAGGCCGGTCTTGTGCATCGCCCGCGTGATGTCCGCTTCGGGGAAGGCGAAGTCGATGCCGAGCCCGTCAATGCCGAGCCGCCGCAGCGCGCCGATGAAGTCGTTCCGCCCGCACCCGAAGTCCACGACGAAGCGGGGCTTCAGTCGCTGCACCAGCGGGAATGCTGCTGCGCCGTGGTTGGTCGCGCCGTACCCAGTTCCGGGCGTGGCGGGCCGCGCGGCCAGCGCGACGTACTTCTTCCGCTCGTGCTCGCGGCGGGCGTCGAGTACGGGCTTGGTCGGGGAGGCCGTCGTCATGCGCCCCCCTCGATGTAGATGTTGAACTTGCGGTCTTCGTCCGCCGGGTCGGCGATCTCGATCAGGCTCATCGCCTCGAAAACCCACACCGGCCTGCCCTTGCTGTTGCGCTCGCAGGTGAGCTGCACACAGACACCCTCGGGAATCGGAACGAGCCTGGGCTTCAGCGAGCGTGCAGGCGGGCACTTAGGGAGCACGCCCGGCAACTCGCAGACCGGACCCAACCCCAGCAGGCCGCCGAAGCCCGAGCCGGGGTCGAAGTCGTTCATGTGGTGGGCTTCGAAGCGGTTGATCGCCAGCCGTGTCGGGTCCTCGCCACCGCCCGGCAGCTGGGATGACAACCCTTCCGGCACGGGCACATACCGCAGGTAAGTGTCGCTGCCGGGGTCTCCGTCGATCCTGGCCTCGACCCACGGGTAGCGCCAGCGGTTGTTCTCTGTGGGGATGGGCTGCGCTGCCCCGAGGATCGCCGTGACCCGGCCGGGCGAGGGCTGGCCCATCTCGATGACAGCCCACTTCTCGCCGACGCCCTCCTCTTTCCACAGGATCGGAATGCCGCCCATCGGCGTGCTGGCGAGCACCGTTTCCTCGGGAGCGAGCTCGCAGGTAGTGTCCGTCTCGTTGGTGATGAAGACCCGCGCGGGCGTCACGCCCGTGAGCACGCAGCGTCCGAGATCGCCCGGCTTGATCGGCTGGAGGGCCAGCACGAACGAGAGCGATGGGGACTCGTCGGTGGCGACCTCCCCGGTCAGCGGAGTACGGCTATGGAACGTCCGCTCCTGGTCCTCGTTGTCGGGCTGCACGAGCACGCCGGTGATGGACAGCGCGTGGTACGGCTCGATGTCGTCGTCGGAGTCGTTGCGGACCAGCACGATGCCGCGCTGGGCGGGTTCGAGCGCCAATCCGGCGTTGGAGTTTCGCTCCCGCTGGCGCAGATCGACGGCCGCATCGACGAAAGCGTTGTACGCCGCCGCGGGGATGCGGAGCGGTTGGCCCGACCGGACTTTGCGGAACACGTCGCCCATCGTTCAGATTCCCAATCCGGCGAAGCTGCCCTCGTCGTACACGCGCTCGACATACGCCGCAACCGGGCGCTTCACGATCGCGTGCGATCCCGTGTCCTCCTGGTCGGCGTACCGCACCCACAGGTACTCCCACCCCTTCTTGCTGATGCCGCTGATGTCGCCCACGGAGATGCCTGTTGCGTTGGGGCTGGCAGCAAAGCGGAACGTGATCTCCCAGTCGTCGTCGGGATCGGTACCGCGCCGCGCGCCAGAAGCGCCCAGGAACAGGACCTCGCCCGCCTGGAATCCCTTGAACGCGCCGGTGTTCACCTTGCCGGTGAGCGAGAACAGAGTGCCCTTGTACGCGGGCGTCACCTGGTCGTTGGTGAAGTAGTGCGTCTCGGAGAACTGGAAGACCGGAACGGTGATGTCCACGCCCTCGACGCCGTCAGCGGTCACGCCGATCGCGCCGCCGAAGTCGGGGGCCGATCCGCCCGACGGTGCGTGCGACGACACCGTTTCCTTGCTTTGAGTGATGTGCTGCGTGCCACCGCCGGTGTCGAAGGAGAAGATGCTCTCGCCGGGCTCCGGGAGCGATCCACCCTGGGCCTTCCCGTAGCGGACCACGGCCTCCCACAGCTCATCGCCGACCGGCTCGACAGAGGTGGATTGCCGGGGTTGGCCGTCGTAGGTCGCGGGGCTGGTGGTCTCGGCGGCGTTGCGGGCCGCGAGGTCGTCGTTGGTCCCGCGCACGGTGTAGACCAGTTCTGCCGAGGGGTTGTCGCCCTTGGTGGACTTGCGGCTCTCGAACTTCTCCGTCACCGTGATCGGCACGAACGACTCTCCTTACGCGAACGTCAGCCCGCCGCTCTGCGCGGCGTCGGCCAGACGCTTGGTGTGCTTGGCGGTCTGCTCGGTGGCGCGGGCGGTGCGTTCCGCAGCCCCACCGTCGGACTCCAGCCCTTGCGCTGCGCGGGCGTTGAACGTGCCTCGCACGCTGATCCCCTTGCCGATGACCTCGCCGAGGCCGGCGAGCCGGTCCTCGAACTCGGCCATTAGGTCGCGCGGCGTGCGCGCGGGTCCGCGCTCGGCGTCCGCCGCCTCCCGCTTCTGTCGCGCCTGCTCGATGGCGTCGGCGAGTTTCTGCTTCGCGGCATCCAGCGCCGCTTGCGACTCCGCGAGCCCCGCCTCCGTGTTCGCCTTGAGCGCGGCCCGGGCCTCTTCAAAGTCGCGCCCGATCCCGGCAAGCGTCGCTTCGTGCAGGGTGGCGGCCTGCTCGCGTTCTGCGGCACGCTGTCCCTCTCGGGCAGCCACCTGCCGCTGGGCTGCGCTCTCCAGTTCCGCCAAGCGTGATTCGAGTTGATCATCGACGGCCCTCTTCGCGGCGTCCACGTCGAGCCCCGAGTCGAACAGCCCCTGGATCTCCAGCATCCGCTTGGCGACCCACGACGTTGCCGACTCCCACACCTGCTGGAAGCCGGTCGTAAAGTTGGTCCAGGTCTTGGAGAGGAACGCGGTGGTCTCGATCCACGCAACTTCGAGAGCATGGAACACGATCTCCGCGGCAGCGAGCGCCCCGTACCACATGCCGTAGGCCGTCGAGACGAAGAACTCCTTGGCCTCCAGCCAAACCTTGTTGAGCGCCGCCACGCCCTGCTGCCAGACGACTTTCAGCGACAGCCACAGGATCTCGGCGGCAAGTGCAATGTCACCAGCGGCGAGGGCGTCCGAGATGCCCCCGACGACCTTGGCCACCCAGTCGCGGAGGCGGGTGAACTGCTCGCCGAGCCACGCGAGGGCTTCGCCGCCGACGCCGGTGGTAACGATGAGCACGCCGCCGAGCGCCACGATCGCGGCGATCGCGAGCCCGACCGGCGACAGAATCGCCGCGATGGCGGCCCCGATCAGACTGAATGCGGTCCCAATCCCGCCGATGACCCCGGCGACGATCCCGAGCGTCGCGCCGATGCCGGAGATGATGTAGCCGAGAGCGACGATGGCGATCCCCGCGACTGCGACGGCAGCGGCGACTTTGAGCGCCCACACAACCGTCTCTCGGTGCGCCTTGATCCAGGTGGTAACGCTCACGACGATGCGGGTGATCCGCTCGGCGAGGTCCTTCAGCGTGGGCGCGAGCGCCCCGCCGATCGTGAACACGCCCTGCTTGAGCACTTTCCAAAGGGTGCCGAGGGCGTCGTTGAGCTGCGCGGCATCGCGGGCGGTCTCGGTGCTTACCGTGAGGCCGAGACGCCGGGCCTCTTCCTGCATCGCCTCGATACCCGCCGCGCCGTCTGCCATGAGCGGCAGGAGCTTGGTCCCGGCCTTGCCGAAGATCTCCATCGCCATCGCAGAGCGGAGGGCCGGATCGCGCACCTGCGAAATGCGCTCCGCGAGGACCTTGAACTGCTCGTCCGGTGAGAGGCCCGACAGCTGCGCGGCGCTGAGCCCGAGCCGGCCAAGGGCCTCACCCGCGGAGGCCGACCCCTGTGCCGCGCCCGCGAGCGTCCGCTGCATGTTCCGCAGGCCGGACTCGAGCGTTTCCAGGTCCGTGCCGGAAAGGTCGGCCGCGAATCCCAACTCGGACAGGGCCTCCACGCTCACGCCGGTCCGCTGGCTCATCTTGTCGAGCATGTCGCCGGTGTCGGAGAAGGCCTTGGCCGTGGCGAGCAGCGCCGTGACCGCCGCCGCGCCGATGCCCGCGAGCCGGGTGCCCACCGACCGCAGGCCAGCGCCGAAGGCTTCGAGCTGCTTTTGGGCGCGGCGAAGCCCGGCGGTGAGCTTGTCGCTCACACCGAGTTCGACGAACGCCCGTCCAGCCCGGATGCCCCGCGTGTCGGCCACCGATCAGGCTCCCTTCCGAATGGAGTTCCGCCACAGCAGCGGCAGCTTCGGCCGCTCCTTTTCCAGCGCCGGGGCCATGTACGGCCGCGCGGCGATCTTGACCCTTTGCGACGTGAGCTTCCCACCCTTCCGCCGTAAAACGACCGTGTCACCGCCATACTCCAGCACGTTTGGCGCGACGCTCTTCTTGAAGCCCACGGGGCCGACGACCACGGAGTCCGCCGCTCTGTCGTACCCGAAGAGGATGAGCCGTCGCAGACTCCCCTCGTGTGAGTGGGGAGGCTTGCCCGCGGGTGCGGAGCCCTTGCGCTTGCGGATGCTCGTGCGGGCCGCCGTGCGGATGAACGCGCCGGCTTTGCTGAGCACCTTCCGCTTGGCCCCATCGACCGCACGGACCACCGCCGCGCGGTCGAAGAACATGTCCTTGATCCGCATGGTGATCACGCGCCGCTCCCGCCGCTGGTGGGGCCGCCAGCGAGGCCGCTGCCCTTCTCCAGGCCTTTGTTGAACGACGCTTCCTTCTCCTTGCGGAGACGGCCTGAGCCGATGAACAAGCCGACGATCCCGGTGAGCGCCGGGAGCGCCGGGCCGAGCACCGGCAAGCCCGCGACCGTCGGCCCGACGGTGTCGAGGGCCGACAGTGTGAGCTGGCTGAACAGGCCGCGGAGTTCGCCGGCTCGCTCGATGTTGCTCTTCCACCGCGCGCCGGTGGTCTGCGTCCCGTTGAACCAGTTCTGGTACTCGACCTCCGCCTCGTTCAGGCTGAGCGTTGACGGCAGCCCTGTGGTCTGCTGGATCGTGTTGGGCGTCTTGACCTTCACGAGGTCGCCCAGGTCGAAGCCCGCGCACGACGTGAGCACGAGCGCCATGAGCAGCAGGCCGACGATGTAGACGTAGTGGCGGGTGGAGAGCGAGCTGAGGAACTTCATCCGTGAGCCTCCTTGGGGATGGGGGGCATCTTGCCGTCGATGAACACGTCCTTGAGAACCGAGACGCCGACCGGGATAGGCCGGTGGCGCTTGGCGAAGGGGTCGAAGTCGCTGGGGTTGAGTCGGCGGGATCGCTTGGGGTCACGGTGGATGTTGGCGACGAGCGCCATGACGGCCGAGGCGATCGACCAGTCGTGGCGCTGCCTGCCGTCGAGCATCGCCACCAGATCGCGGAGGGTCAGGGAGCCGGGATCGATGCCGAGGATTCCGGCGCACTGGTGAACGAGCTTCCAGCAGTCGCTTCCCCGGAGAGCAGGCGGTCCGCCAGCCGATCCAGTTCCCCGCTGTCGAGCTTCTTCTCCACCAGATCCCGCGCCCGGTCCATTACCTTCCGCGTGGCCTGGAGCACCCGCCCGAGGTTGGCCCGGTCCCTCGGGCTCGGGCAGAAACCCACGAGTTCCTCCAGCACCGCCGTGGTCGCGGCCTCGATCACGTCGCCCGCCATCGCCCTGCCGAACTCCTCATCGGAGACGTTCTTGGCATCGGCTTCGGGCTTGCAGATCGCGTAGACCACGTCGCAGAGCAGCACGGGGTCGCGGATCAGCTTCTCGATCAGCGTCCCCTCGATGACCTGCATCAGGTCCTCGCCGGTGAGGCCGCGCACGCGCTTGATGGCGGTGACGTTGATCTCGACCGACCACTGCCGTCCCTGGTTGTCCTTGAACGATCGCATCCGTACCTCCGTGACTCAAGGCCCGACAGGAATCCGACGCCAACCCGATAGCAAGCCGACGTGCTCAGCCGCCGATCCATGAAGGCGCCGTCGCCGAGTACGTCACCTTCGCGGTGACCGAGACGGTGATCGCCTCCTCCAGCGCTTCGTTGCGCGAGAAGTTGGTGATGGAGAAGTCCGCCTGGAGACCCTGGCCGCTGGTCTCGTCGAGAATCTGGAAGCCGATGGGGTCGTTGCCGAAGAACGCGTTCTTGATGGCGGTGAACCCGGCGTCGGCCGTGTCCCACACCATCTCGAACTCAACGCTCGCCTCTTTGAGCGTGGCGACGGTGGCCCGCCAGCCGCTGTTCGCGCGTGTCGTCACGTCCGCTTCGCCTGCTTCGAGGTTGAGTGTGACATCGCGGGTGTTGCCCAGGACCACCCATGCTCCGCCGCCGGCCTGACCGCCGACCTTGTAGAGCAGCTTGGCTTCCATGCCGAGTTTGATCGCCATCGTTGTTCTCCTGCTCTATCCAGCCGTGTGGCCGACTACGAACGCCACCTCACCCGCCTTGCTCCGAACGAAAATGTCCGCCAGGTTGACCTGCTCGAACGGGATCTGCACGCCCGCCGGGACCGGGATCTCCACGCCCTTGCCGTCGGAAAGCGTCATGGGCTGCGTGTTCGTGTGCGCCGCCATGAGCGTGAACGTCGCGACCAGCGGCGTATCCGAGAGGGGCTTGTCGCCTTCCTCGAGCTCCACCTTGATGAACACGACGTTCCGCACGGCTACCTCCGCACCCGGTATGTGACGCTCAACACGCTCGTGAACACTCGGTGCTGCTCCAGCGACTCGGTCGACACCACGGGCTCGTGCGCGATCCCGACCCACGCCGCGTCGGGCGCATCGGGCAGGCGCTTCAGCCGGACGTGGTCGCCGATGGCCTCGACGAGATCGAGCAGACCGTCGATCTCGGCCTGTTCACCCTCGGCGGACAGTTTCTTCTGCACGCCCACGTCGATCACGCACTCGAAGGAGCTGCTGTCCCGGGTCGCCGCGGCGATGGCCGTCGTTCGCGGCACGACCGACACGCGCAGGTCCTTGAGGTCCTCCAGCGTGAACGCGGGCTGGAACATCCGCACCGCGTTCACGGGCTGCCCGAACGAGGCCGCGTTGATGTGCGCAGCCAGGGCATCGGCGATGGCGACGATGGTGCTCACGGGCGTCCTTCCCTCCCCGCATCCGCCGCGGCGCTTAGGCCCGCCACCTTGCCCTCGAGGTAGGACACACGCCGTTCCATCGCCTGGTAGTCGGCGCGGATGGAGCGAGCCTCGCCGATGAACTCGTCGAGCCGCTTCTCGACCTGCTGGAGCTTGGTGGTGACCACGCCCCACTGGATCGTCATCGCGCCGGCGGCGAGGATGATGGTGACGAGCACCCCTGCCCAGCGGGCCTTCGTTCCGTTCTGTCCGTTGCCGTCCGCCATCACGTCTCCGTGCCGATGTGCTTGGTGTGAATCCGAAGAACCCTGCGGTAGGGGTCGCTGTACCGGAACGGCGGCTGCCCGCCCGGCGCGTTGACCTCGTACACGAACACCTGCGTTCCGACCGTCTCACGCACCTGATCACCGGCCCGCGGGAGCGTCGGGCCAGGGCCGAGGTCCAGGTCCGCCGTTCGGATCAGGAAGTCCCGTGACTCCGTCCGGTGGATCAGGCCCGCATCGTCGGCCTGCTCGAACTCCGTGCGGCCAATCGTGGCCTGAACCTCCTTTGCCTCGGCTCCGCGCTGGTACACCACGGTGCGGCTCATGTGCCGGTGCCGCTGGTCATCCAGGAACGCAGAGCCCCGGTCGAGCAGGTCGCCCATGGGTGACTCCAGCGATCACTGCAAGAGGCGGATGCGGACGGTGGTGTCGGCGTCTACGGTGGTCTTCACCGCCTTGCCGATCAGCTTGTTCGCACCGGCGGCCGCGTTCTTGGTGGCGGTCTGCGCCGCGGCGTCCCAGTAGGTGTTCGTGCCCGCGGGGATGGCGCTGCCAGCGCCGATCGCTTTGGGGAAGTCAAACACGCCCGACACCGCGAGCGAGCCAATCTGGTTCGCCTTGATGGGGCCTTGCGCTACGCCCACGAGCTCCGCCTGGACGACGACCGCGCCGGTGAGCACATCCGCGCCCGGGGTGTAGTCGATCGATTCGCCTTCATGCACGAACTTTGCGGGTCCTGCTGCCATACTGCCTTCTCCTTGGCCCGGGGTGGTCCCGGGTCCGTCTTCCTCGATGCCGCTGCCGATCTCTGCGCCTTCACCCATGGGCTTACACCTCGCCCTTGCTCTTCACGCCGCCGCGGGGGTCCTGGAGCGCGACGCCGAAGTCGTGGTACCCGCGCATCCGCACGCCGAGCTGGCTGAAGTCCGCGTCGGAGGTCTCGATGGTCGGAGCCTCCTGTCCGTTGAGGAACGCCATCTCGATGACGGGCAGGTCGCTCGGATCAGCGAGGAGGTACCACGCCTTGGCCGAGTTGCCGGTGTATAGCGCGTTGGACAGGTAGCGGCTGACCTCGATGCGGAACTTGCCCTGGTGCGGGTTGGCCACGGGGAACTTGGTGTTCGCCGTGGTGTCTCGCATCTCCACGCTCTTGTAGAGCTGGGTGCCCACCGCCGAGAGTGCCGTCGGCACCAGGAGGATCGACGGCATGACGCCCGTGGGCTTGCCGTCCGAATCCACCAGGTCCATGAACGTGACCTCGCCCTTGGTGAGGCCGTCGATGCCGAGCGCAGTGTCCGCGCCCGAGATGAAGTTCTTGTTGCCGACGGCGAAGAACGCGGCGTTGTTCATGAACGCCGTCCAGAACACGTCGTTGATCTTGAGGCCCGAGCCGCGGCCCAGTTTCCGGGGCACGGTGGTGATGGCGCCCAAGTCGTCGTTGATGATGTCGCGGCGGTCGATCGACAGCATCAGGCCGTAGGTGTCGGCCTTGTTGCTGTAGGTCTCCTCGCCCAGCGTCCCGTGCTTGAGCTCGCCGCCCGGGGCGACCTGCTCATACTGGTCCTTGCCGACCAGGCGGTAGCTGGTGACGGTCTTGAAGTCGGAGACATTGCGGACCGCGCAGATGCTCCGCCACACACGCTCGACACTGAAAAAGCCTTCGAGCAGGAACTTGTTGGCGACGTTGGAGAGGATGCCGCCCACGTCGATGATGGTCATTCCGGCTTCGATACCCCGCCCGAAGGCGGCCTCGAGGACGCGGCGGCTGTCCCGGAAGGTGCGGCCGGTGTAACCGTTGGCGATCGCGGCCTCGATGAGCAGTTCCTGCAGGCCCAACCCGCTCTGGAACCGCTTGGCCGCGACCTCCAGCGCCTGCGCCGAGCACACCTTCTCGAGTCCCTCGAGCTTGGCGCTCTGGAAGCACGCGGCCTCCAGAACCTCGCTGGTGATGCTCGTGTCGGGGGCATGGATCGCGGGCGCCTTGGGGCGGCTGGCGCGGAGCACTTCGAGCTCCGTGCGCGTCGCGTCCCAGCCATCGCGGATGGCCTGGGCCTCGATGTCGAGGTGCTTGCCGGCGCAGATCTTCCGCACGGCCGCGATGCGGCTGGTCTCCGCAAGGGCCTCGGCGCGGAGCGCGGCTGCGCCCGCTCCGGGCGCGGGATCGGTATTACCGCCGGCCGGACTTCCGTTGCCACCCCCGCCCTGCTGGGCGGCGATGGAAGCGCTCGTGCGGCCGTCGGCACCAAGGTCCACGAAGCTGATCTCGCCGAGCGTGGCCTTGCGGACAACGTTGATGGGGCCGGAGAACTCCAACCCGTTCACGATCGCCTTCTGCGACTCGCGGATGAACTCGAACTCCTCGACGCTCGCTCCCACCGAGGCCTGCCAAGGGAACCCGTTCCGCGACGAGGCGACCACCTCGCGTGCGGTCGCGGTGTCGCGCGAGATCACACCTGTGGCCACGAGTTGCCCGCCTTCGACCCTGATCGCATCCGTGTGTCCAACCCCGGCTGCCGGATCATGTGCGAACCGGATCGGGCGGTTCTGCGACGGGACCGACAGCCCGGCGAGATCGAGCACCACCGGGTGACGCCACCCGGCGACGCGCATGGCCCCCCCGGTGTACGCCAGCATCTTGAAGCGCGGCAGGGCTTTCTCCGCGTCGGCTCCGGCCGCGATCGCGGTGATCTCCGCGGTGCCCGTGAGCGTGAGCGGAGAGGTACCGGCCGGCGCGGCGGCGGCCTCAAGCCACAGACGCTTCGGCGCGAGTCGGGTCTTCGGAGCGGTCGGGGTCTTCGTTGCCATCGGTGTCGTCCTCTTTGGGTGCGGGCGCGCTGCCTGCGGGAGCCGTGGGGGGCGTGGGAGCGGGGGTCAGGCCGAGTTCATCCATGAGCACGAGCTCTTTCGCGCGCTGGCGGAGCTCCTGCTCCCAGTCGCGTCCCTGACGGGCGAACTCGGCGGCGAGCGTGGTTGTGTGATTGGCCAGGCGTGTGGCCTGGGCGGTCGCTTCCTTGGCGGGATCGACGTGTTCGACGCCGTCCCAGAACCAGGCGTGCTCGGGCAGTGCCACCCCGCGTTCACGAAGCGACTGCGGCAGCAGCCCCTCGACGAGCACCGCTTCGTTGAGCCACGCCTTGAGAAGGCGGTCGAGCACTGCGAGCTGCAGGTGGTGCTGCTCAACGCGGATGCTCTTGAAGTACACCTGGTGATCGAGGCGACCGCTGGCGTAGTTGTACCCCGAGGAGTTCCCCGCCGCGACGTTGAAAGGCATGTTCAGGCAGCGGGCGATCTCGTTGAGGATTTCGCGCTTGAACTCGCCGAAGGTTGTCGTCGGCTGCTCGGCGTGGACCTGCCCGAGCTTCCAACCCCCCGGCAGCACGGTTGCCAGGCGCTGCTCGAGCTCGACCTCGTCCATCGGCTCTAGCGGGTCGGCCTCGCCGTTGGGAGGAGCGTCGGTGTAGATGACGGCGGCGAAGTTGGCGGCGGTCTCGGCGGCGGCGATCGTCGCCAGCGTGTACCGGCGGAGCTGCGCGAACAGCGGGAGCGCGGGCGTGATGTCCGGGATACCACGAAGTTGACCGGGCCGGTCTGATCGGAAGTAATGCACGACGGCCGACGCGGCGAACGTGTCGTACGCGCTGAGGTCGTCGATGGGAGCGCGGAGAAGACCGCTGTCGCCCGGATGCCGCTTCAGTACCCGGTACGCGGAGGGGTTGCCCCACTGGTCGAGCACGATGCCGTCGATCTCGTCGGTGCGCCCACGCCGGAGGAGCGGCGTGCAGACCTGGTCCGCCTCGATGAGCTTGAGGTCCAGCGACACGGGCGAGCCCCACGACGCGATCGCGGGGTTGTTGACCAGGAGGGCGAACGCTTCACCACTCTCGGCCCGGGCCAGTCGCATCGTTCGGAGCTTGCCCGCAAGATCCACAGCCCGCGACCACTGCTCGAACGCGCCCTCGATGCGGGCGTTGGCTTCGGCGTCATCTGTGAGCATCTGCAGCCGGGGACCGGTGCCGATGGTGTCGTTGGCGAGCGTGAGGGCGATGCCCTTGGCGTAGGAGTTGTTGGCAACCTCGTACCGGGCCCGGTTGCGCAGGACGCGCCGCACTTCGGGATTCACCGCGGCGTTTGGAGAGAGGCCGTCCGCGTTCGCCCAGTGCTTACGGTTGTCAGGGGTGGTCTGCGCCGAGTCGAACTTCGCGACGACCAGCCGACGGCTGCCGCGTGTACCGCTTCCGTGCGGTGCACGCGACGCCGTCAGGGAGGGAGAGGCGGTCTGCGTCCCGCGACCGACCCGGCTCAGGATGTTGGTGATGGTCTTGAGCATGGGTGGTCAGACAGAACCTGGCGGGACGATCTTGGCGAACTTGATGCCGAGGCCGGGCTTCCTCGCGGCGTCCTTGGACGCGAGGTAGCGATCGGCCTCGATCTGGTCCTTCAGTGGGTGCTGCTCGACGGACTGGCCGTCTACCGACGCCTTCGCGGGCTGCGACGCGCTGTCGCGGATGGCCTGCTCGAGGTTGGGGTCAGGTTCTGGCACGCGAGCACTCCGGGCGGCGAGACAGGGAAGGTCGCCACGGCATGCCTTTATGCAAAAACCGATCGGGGTGTGGCGCATGTGAGGCATTGACCTCGCGTTTGTTCCACCGGTAGACCCCAGGCAGCCGTCGATCTCAGCGTGAATCGAGAACCAGCCACTGCGCGGGCCGGTGCGCCGCTCATGCTCCAATGCGTTCGCTCGTCGTCACGCGTCGCCCGCAGTGGCGACACTCCCGCCGGCGACGGATCGTGCCAACCGGGGTAGCGCGGGTGTAGACCACCTCGAAGTGCCGACAGCCGCAGGTCGGGCAGACGAGTCCCCTTGGCTTTGCATCCTGCTTCGGCGGCGGCTTCGCCGTCATCGCGCCCGCTCCTTCAACACCGAGAGTTTCAGCCGGGGACGAGCCATCACCTTCTGGTCGGTCCCGAACAGCACCGCCCCCTGCATCGACGCTGCAACCGCGCAGCCGACCAGCCCGTCCAGCCAGTGGTTGTCGAGCCCATCGACGCGAAGCTTCCACTCGTCGACGGTGCGGCCCCGGCCTTCGGTCCGCACCCGGTACTCGCTGGTCAGGTGCTCGGCCAGGAGCCGGTGGTGCTCGGGCTTGTGGCCGAAGAGCGACAGCCCGCCCGGATCGCCCATCGGCACGGCGAGCCGCGCATGCACGAACGACTTCCAGAAGTTCGTATCGAAGAGCACGTGCCGCACCGCACGCTTCCCCGTGACCACCGGGACTCGCCAGTTGAGCCCGACCCGCTCGCCGCGCTTGCGCTTGTAGTCGCTGAAGGGAAGACTGCTGGCACCCACGTACCGACCGTGGCTGGGCGTGAGTACGCTCGCGTGCGGGCTCTGCCGGCAGAACTGGTAGACCACGTCCGTCGACGAACCCCAGTTGGCGTCGATGAGGCAGCGGTCGATGCGCACCATTGCACCGTCGTCGCGCCGCCACTCGCGGGCCACCGTCGCGTCGATGAGCCGCTCCAGACCGCCATAGATCGCGCCCTCGACGCCCGCACGTGGCGACGCGGTCCCGAGCGTTCGCTTGATGTCCCGGAGCGCGTAGTACGCCTGCTTCTGGTCCGGCTCGGTCCCGTAGTCGATGACATGCCCGGTGAAGTCGTCCTCCCATGCGGCGACCAGGTAGAAGAGCGCCTTGCCCTGCACGTCCACGAACATCGTCAAATGCGAGCACCCGAGAGGGACTAGCCCGCGGGCGTGGCCGTTCACCTTCGCCGCGATCTGGTCGGCGCCAAGCAGGTCGTCCGCGACCTGCACCTCGGGCAAGGGCTCGTTCTGGTACTCGGCGAAGAACGCCGCCTCGTTCTGCAGCCGGAGGTTTATCGCGTGCTGCACCGCCGACAACTCGTCGTGGTTGAAACGCTCCGGCCAGGCGATCACTGCGCCAGCGTCCATCTCGGTACGGTGAGCCCTGTAGAACGCGGTCGCCTCCGCACCTCCCCGGTCAGCCTTGAGGCCCTCGGCGCGCAGTCGGGCGTACTCGGCCCACAGGCGGTCGGCCGTGGGGAACGAGTACACCATCTTTGTCCGCTCGCCTTGCCACTGCGGGTGCTTGTCCCGGTCGAGGATGCGGTCGGCCAGGTCGTCCGGGCGGACGACCGTCAGCGTCATGAGGCCGGCGATCTTCCGGCCCGGGCCGGCGAGGCCCAGAATCGCGCCGGCGAGGATCCGCTCGCGGTTGGCACACTGCGATGGCGAACGGGCGCTCTCGTCGGTCTGGGGATCGTCGATGAGCACGAGCGACGGCCGGACGCTCACACCGTCCACGCGCTTGTGCTTCATGCCACGGATGCGGCCGGTGATCCCGGCGACACGGATGATCGCCCCCGATGCCGCGGAACCGGGGATGGTGGGAAGCACGATCTCCCGGGCCGTCCAGCCGATGTGGGTCTGCTTGCCCTGGTAGAGCTGGCCTGACGCCCGCTGGTGGATGCCTTCGAGCGAACGGATCGGATGGCAGACCTCCGGGAAGTCGGCCCCGAGGATCTCGCTGTTCTCCAGCTCCGCTTTGATCGATTCGAGCATGCCGGCCGCGTGCTCCTCGTCCGATCCGATCAGAGCCACGAAGTCGCGGTGGCCGTAGAGCATCGCCCACAGGCACGCGACCTCGCAGAGCGAGGTCTTGCCGCTCCCGCGCGGCATCGCCATCGCAAACAGCCCGCCATCGAGCACCGCTTGCTCGATCTTGGCGATGACCTTGAGGTGGTCGTCGGACCACTTCAGGTGGAACGTCTGCAGGAAGTACGTTTCGCAGAAGTACCGGAAGTTCTTCGCGGCGCGAGCACGCCGCGCGGGATCCGCGAGAGGCGGCAGGTCGCCGATGTCCCTGCCCGAGAGGGAGAGCATGGCGTTGCGGAGCCGAGCCCGCTCCTTCATCGCTTCGTAGCACGTGAGTCCCTCGGGGGTGCGGGCAGCCTCCGCCAGCGCCTCGTGCCGCGTCGTCGTCAGCCACGCGACGTAGCGGAAGAGATCGATCTTGCCCGCATCTCCATCGGCCGCGACGCGGAAGCCCGCGCGCGTGCGGTGCCGATGGAGTTGCCGCTCGCTGACAACCTCGCCCAGCGGTGTGCTGTTGAGCAGCCGCGCGAGTTCGCCGGGCTTGAGTTGGCGCGGGTCAATCGCCACCTGCGGACATCTCCTTCACGAGCCACGCGGCGTAGTGCACGAGGTTGATGGTGCCGTTCGCGTTTGTCGGTGCGCCCGCGTCGATGTCGGCGCGGAGCATCTCTTCGGTGACGGGCTTCCCGCCCATCCTTGTCAACACCCGTGCGGCGTCCGCGACGCCAAGCGCGGCGGGGTTGAGCCGGGACATTCCCTGTCCATGCTCGGGACTAGGCGCGTGTTCGGGAGTCATCGCGGACCTTCCGCGCGCGGTTTCCCACATGGCCGGAAGACTTGCCCACATGTCGCGGAATGACGGCGAAACCGCTGCGGTTTGCCTTGCCTCGTGGCGAATGTCATGGCTTCATGTGTCACAACGCGGGTCGGAAACCCGCGACGGAGACCACGACGATGAACGCCCCGCAGAACGCCAAGACAAACACCAAGCCGAGCCTCGACGGGATCGGCAAGCAGAAGGCCCTCGACGCCGAGATGGAATGGGCCAAGATCGAGCTCCTGCTCGAAACGCTTGAGACCCGCAAGAGCGACAGCCTCGACTTCCACGAGATCCCGGTGTGGTCGATCCGCGACCTGGTCCGCCACGCGTTCGAGGCGGGGTACCGCGAAGGCCTGCACACCGGCTACCGCCAAGGGCGGAGCGACGCGGCCCGCGAGGCCGCACGCGAGGAAGCCCCGACAAGCCCCCGCAACCCCGAACTGCCGACCACCTGAAGCCCGCGAAATGCGGGCTTCGTTCTTCAAGGGACGAGCAAATCGCATAGGAGCATGAACATGGACGCACGCAAGCACAACCGCAAGCCCGAACCCACCGCCGCCGAGGCCTACGCCTCCCGCCGCAACGACATCGCCCGCCTGATGGATGTCCTGCAGATGGAACTGGACAAGCACGCGGAGGGCGCGAAGGCCGACCCGCGGAACTGGGGTCGCACCGGTGACCTCGGAAAGGTCCGCAGCGACCTGATCGACTTGGTCGGGTTCATGAGCGGGATGGACCACGAGCACGTCGAGGCCTTCCTGAACGACGCCGAGTAACCCCCGCCACGGAGACACGCCATGAAGATCAAGCACATCGTCATCGAGGGAAGCGAGGAAGACATCACGGTGCGAGCCACGGCCGACGGCGCAACCGCCAGCGTGGTCCGCATGAGCCGCGCCCAAGGCCGCTTCGACAAGGTCATCGCCGAGTTCCGCCGCGACGAGAGCCGCGACGCCCGCTACGCGAAGGCCGTTGAGGTGGCCAAGCACGTCTACGGGCAGGACCGCCGGGGACATGCGGCCGCCACCAACTCGATGGTCCACGACGTCCTCAACGAGATCGAACGCGTCGCGGGCTGCTGACCACGCGGCGTCGCGGGGAACCGCGGCGGCCACGCTTCCCCGCCGCAACGTGCGGCGGGGCTCCGCACCACCGTTCTGGAGATGATCATGAGTACGAAGAGCAAGAAGGCCGCGAAGCCCCGCACCCCCAAGATGTCCAAGAGCGCCGCCCGCGCCGAGGGAGCCGCCAAGACGGATCGCCTCCGCAAGGCCGCGCTCGCCGAGATCAAGGACCGCTTGGACGGGAAGCCCGCTACCACGGAGAAGGGCAAGGGCGAGAAGGCCGTGAAGCAGGCCAAGGCCCCGAAGCCCGCGAAGGAAGCCAAGCCCAAGCGCGTCAGCGCCCTCGACGCGGCGGCGCAGGTGCTCGCCGGGAGCGAGGTGCCGATGCGGGCTAAGGAGATGATCGCCGCGATGGAGGCAAAGGGTCTGTGGACGAGCCCCGGCGGCAAGACGCCCGAGGCCACGCTCTACGCCGCCATCATCCGAGAGATCGCCGCCAAGGGCACCGCCGCTCGCTTCAAGAAGCACGAGCGCGGCGTCTTCGTCGCGGGGAAGGGAGCCTGATCCATGAGCGCCACCCCGGCTCCCCAGCCCGCGCCGACCCAAGCGCAACTCGAGGCCGTGCTCCAGGCCGCCCTGTACCTCCTCGGCGCAAGGCAGAACCGGATGCTCACCATCGAGGAATGGACGGACTTGGCGCGGGCTGTCGCCGCCTGCCAAGAGCGCAAGACGGCCGACTACCTCACCGAGCACGACCTCGAGGACATTGGCGATCGCTACGCCCTTGAATGGGACGAAACGGCCGACGGGGCTCTGCCCACGCTCGACGATGAGTGACACGGTCATCACGCCTCGCTCCCAGCCGCGACGTGGGTCGCGGCTCTCTCTTCGGCCACAACCTTTGCCGGAAGTCGCTCCGCCTTGCGGCCCGTGAACTTCTCCCAGCGCTGCACGATCACATCGCAATAGAGCTCGTCGAGCTCCATGAGGAACGCGTGCCGCCCGGTCATCTCCGCACCGATGAGCGTGGAGCCGCTGCCGCCAAAGAGATCGAGCACGTTCTCGCCGGGGCGCGATGAAAACTCGATCGCCCGCCGCGCGAGTTCGACGGGCTTCTCCGTGAGGTGGACCATGCTCTGCGGGTTGACCTTCTTGATCGACCAGGTGTCCGGCACGTTGGCAGGGCCGAAGAAGCGGTGCGCGGCACCTTCCTTCCAGCCGTAGAAGCACCACTCGTGGTTGCCCATGAAGTCCTTGCGCGTGAGGACCGGGTGCTCCTTGATCCAGATGATCGCCTGAGCGAAGTACAACTCGCACGCCTTGAGGACCGGCGGGTAGTTGCCGCAGTTGGCGTAGCCGCCCCAGATGTAGAACGTGCCGCCGGGGATCAGCACGCGGGTGATGTTGCCGAACCATGTCGCGAGCAGCCGATCGAACTCGTCGTCGGACACGAAGTCGTTGGCGAGCGGCCGGTCCTTGGCGCGCAGCTTCTTGTGCGTGGCCCGGCTCTTCTCGGGGTAGCGGTTGAGGTCGGCGCTCTGCTGGTCGTGCTGGTCAGCCTTGCCGGGGAGCGCGAACGAACTCAGGCCGGCGACGATGGCGTTGTTCGAACGCGGCTCGACCTTCACGTTGTACGGCGGGTCGGTGTTCACGAGGTGGATGGGTTGGCCGTCGAGCAGGCGGTCCAGGTCCGCGGGCTTGCTGCTGTCACCGCACATGAGGCGGTGGTTGCCGAGCACCCAGATGTCGCCCGGCACCGTCGTCGCAGCATCCGGGGGCGCGGGCACATCGTCGGGATCGGTGAGTCCATCGTTCCCCGCCGGAGCCATGATCGCTGCGAGGTCGTCGGCGCTGAAGCCGAGCACCGCGAGGTCGAAGTCCACCCCCTTGAGGTCGGCAAGCTCGATCGGCAGGAGTTCCATGTCCCACGCGGTCAGCGACGCGACCTTGTTGTCCGCAATGCGGAGCGCCTTGACCTGGTCCGGCGTCAGATCGGCCGCACGGATCGTCGGCACTTCCTTCAGCCCGAGCTTCCGCGCGGCGCGGAGGCGGGTGTGCCCGGCGATGATGATGTTGTCGGCGTCGATCAGGATCGGGATCTTGAACCCGAACGCCTGGATGGACTTGGCGACCGCTTCGATGGCGGCGTCGTTGATGGTGCGGGGGTTACGGTCGTACTCGTGGACCGCTTCGATGGGAAGCACTTCGATGTTCACGGCGATCTCCGTCGGGGGCGCGCGGCGAGCGCCGGCGCGGGTGGCGTCGTCATGGCCCGCGGCACATGCCGACGGGTCCGGGGATCGCTGGATCGCTCGATGGATCGCTCGGGCTACAGGCCCGTCCGGGGGCGCTCAGCGCCCCGAGTCTCGCCCGTTACGGGCTGCGCCCGTTGGCCACGGGTTCGCCCACGTTGGCCCACGTCGCGTTCCTGGTGGGGCGGCGTACCACCCCCGCCACCGGGCCGCCCCGCGCCCGGACGGGCGAAACAAACTCTGTCGCCAAGCGCGGCTGTTCCCGCGGGCGTAGCGACGCGACGCGGGCGGGGAAGTACCTACCGACCCCCTCACCCCCGCCGTCAGGCTTCGGGCTGTTGGGCTCGTGGTAGGCGCTCCCTGGCACGCGACCTGCATGGGCGCGGCGGGGTGGGAGGGCGGAAGTACATGATGGAGGAGAGAGATCTTTCAATCTTTCAATACCTCCCTTACGCCCATGCACTTGCCCGCGCGTGTGCGCTCCGCGTACGCGCGCGGTGAATGGGTGAAAGATTGAAGGATTCGGTTCAGGGCAGCGCATACACCACCTTCGGCCGCGTCGCGGAGGATTCCTCCTCCTGCCGCAACTGCTGGGTTTCCAAGAGGTTGTCGATCACTTCCTGCCGCTCCCGCTGGGTCAGCCACTGCGTCTTTCGGCAGAGTTCGCTGCGGGAGATCTTTCCACCCGCCTTGCGCACCACCCGGACCACGCGCTTCTGCCGGGCGTCGAAGACGCCGTCGGCGACCCACTCGTGGGCGATGTAGAGCATCCGCCGCGTCAGGTACGACGACAGGTCGCACGCCCAGCGGGCGGCGTCCTCGTCGATCACTGGCTTCTGGGCGTTGGCGGAGCAGGCGTAGATCAGCGCGAGGCGGCACGCCTTCTCCTCGGCGCGGGCCCACAGCGACCGCCCCGCCTCGTCGGGCTTGCCAAGCTCCGCATCCACCATCGCCGCGAGCGCGTCGAACACCGCGCCCGCCTCTGGCGTGGCCTCGACCACGATCGGCTGGGGGTGCTCGGGGGCGAGGTTGCCGCCGGGCTTGAACGATCCCCACCACTCGGCGGAGTGCCTGATCGCGTCGGGGACGCCCGTCGCCCGGGCGCGCTGCCGCGCCGGCGTGTCGGCCGACTCGAACACGAGCAGGCGGGCGATGAACCCGTCGCTGAGGCTGTCGGCGGTGAGGGACTCGAAGAAGTGCTCGGGGACGGTGGTGCCGTAGACGCTCACGCACGGCTGATCGACCACCTTGTTCCGCTTCTTGTCGGCGTACGCCTTGCCCCGGAACACAGTGTCGGCGCTCGAGTACAGCTTCATGAGCGCCGTCAGCACGTTGAACAGGTGCGGGGCCTTCTTCGGATCGCCGATGGTGCGGAGGAAGCGGCCGAACTCGTCGATCTGGAACAGGATCGCCGGCTCGGCTTCCACCGCGGTGACCAGCCCCGCGTCCGATGCCAGGTCCTCGTTCCCCTCGTGCTCCACCATGTCGGCGGCGAAGAGGATGTTCTTGTTGACCTTGCGGGCGTTGTCCTTGCCCGCGCCGGAGGGCGCGACGCCTACGCAGTAGACGTTGGTCCGGTTGCCGCGCTCGTCGCGCACCTTGCGGGCCGCGAGGACGGCCTGCAGACAGATCGCGGCCGCGAGCGCCAGGACCGGCTGCGGCCGCGTGGCAGTCGCCAGGTTGTGCGCCATGACCTGCTCGATGAAGCCCGGCACACGGAGCAGGTGATCGGGGAACGCGCCGGGGTCGGCCGGGCGCTCGGAGCGGGGACGTTCGCCGGGAACACGCCGGCGCTCGGGATCGAATCCCGAGAGGTCCACATCGGTGGCCTCGATTGGCCCGGCGTCGCGCAACCACCCGTGCGGGCGGTCGTGGGGCTTGCTCGCCGCGTCGCTCACCTTGTGACGCAGTTCCTTCTCCGTCCACGGTGGTTGGCATCGCGGGTTGTACCGTTCGAGCAACAGCCCGAGCGCCGTCTCCGCGTCGAGCCCGAAGCCGTGCACCATCGCGGTCGCCGCGGCGTACGTCTGGCTGTGCCCGCCCGAGCCGGAAACCGCCGGCGGGACGCGGTCGAGGTACGCCTCGGCACGTCGCAGGACGGTGTCGGGAGCGGGAACGGGCCTCGACACGGCGTGTCGAGAGGCCGGTCGCTCCGGAGGCGGTGCATCGCCATAGCGCTGCCTCGTCACGGCCTCGGCCAGCGCCGCGACCGCCGCGCCGAGCGTCTCGGCATCGACCACAGCGGGCTCGCCCTCGAGCGGGTCGTACGGCTCCCCGCTGGGGTGTATGCTCGGCCCGACGACCGTCTGCGCGCCGGTGCTGCGCAGCTCGACGATCATCTTCTTCGACGCCGGGTCCTGGTGCTTGCGGGTCTTCGCCCCCTCGCAGATGTACCACCAGTGCGACGACGGCTTGCCGGGCCGACCGGACTTCGCGCCCGTCGGCGGCAAGAACGCGGGCGCGAGCGCCACCGCCTCCTCGCAGTCCAGGTCCACGTCCACGAGCCAGCCACTGGGCTCCCCCAGCAGCACGCCGATGTTTCCCGTGCCGTTGAAGTGCTGCGGCAGGTCCGCGTCGGCCAGGCGCAGGTCCGTCCACCCCTTGAGCACGGGCACCTTTGTCCCCGCGGGCACGGGGATCGGCGCGTAGCCGCGCGCGAGATACCACCGCGCCGCGTCGAGCAGGTTGGACGGTCCGCCGCTCATCGCTTACTCGTCGTCCCCCTTCGTCTTGACGCCGGCGCCCATGATCTTCAGCATCTGCGCCGCGTGCTCGCGGTCCTTCTTGCTCGCGCGGTAGTCGAGGAGACGGTCGAGGTCCACGACCGGCTTCACCGCGTACTCGAAGCTGTGCTCGCTCCCGGCCAGTCCCAGGGCGTGCGCGATCGCCTGCGTGCAGCGGCTGGAGCGGTGCGTTCCCGCCGCCGCGAGCAGCAGCGGAACCTCGGCCCGCGTCTGGCCGTGGTACATGAGGCCGCCGACGCTGCGAGCCAGCAGCGTCCCGACGCCTTTCGCGTCGTTCTTGTCGATGGAGGCCGAGGCGACGTGCCTCCCCAGCACGCGGCCGTCCTTGTCCGTCTCTTCGATGGTGATCGTGATCATCCTGCGCTCCTTTTCAGAAGGGGATCTCGTCGTCGGGGATGCCGTACGTGGTGCCGACCGGTTCGGGCGTTCGTTCAGGGAGGCCCTCATCGCCATCCAAGCGCGGCGGCTTATCCCCCAGGCGGTGCGCCACGACCCGCTCGAACTGCTCGCCTGTCTTCTTCTCGACCGTGATGTGCAGCGCCGCCGCGAGCGCGCCGGCCCGCGCGAGTTCGACCGCCTCTTCGGTGCCGCCGGGTACTGCCTCGACCGAGCGCGCCCGCCACCATGCTTCGGCCTTCGTCCGCGCGTACCCGGTGTGGTCGAAGCAGATCCACTCGCGGAAGTAGCGGTTGAAGCCGACGCGGTACTCGACGCGCATCGTCAGCGGCGCGGCCGGGTCATTCCGTTTCATGTGCACGTGGTACGTGGTCTCGCTGACGTGGTGCTCCTCGCGGGTCGTCTGGCCCGACAGGATGCCCTCCGTGCTGGCCTGCGCCTCGTGCTTCTGCCGGTTGGGTTCGGGGAACTGGTGCCCGCACTCCGGGCACATCTGGTAGCCCGCGGCGATGAGCGCATGGCACTGCGGGCATTCCTTCGCCGGCGCCTCGCCCTCCCCCCGGTCATCCGTTGTGAGCCGGATGGCGTCGACGGGCCCGTGCCGGAGCACGTTGCCGCCGAAGTCCAGCACCAGACAGTCGGCCTTGCCCGGGTTGAGGCGGAAGCCCCGACCGACCATCTGGTAGTACAGCCCGGGCGACATGGTCGGGCGCACGAGCGCTACACAGTCGATGTGCGGGGCGTCGAACCCGGTCGTCAGCACATTGACGTTGCAGAGATACTTGAGCGCTCCCGAACGGAAGCGGTCGAGGATAGTGCTGCGCACGCCCGCGGGCGTGTCCCCGGACACGAACCCGCACTCGACGCCGTGCTTGGACTTCAGCACTTCCACGATGTGCTGCCCGTGCCGGATGCCCGACGAGAAGATCAGCGTGGCGGAGCGGTCCTTGGTGTGCTCGACGATCTCGGCGCACGCGCCGTCGACCAGGGCGTCCTTGTCCATCAGGTCCTCGACCTCGCTGGCGACGAACTCGCCGGCGCGAACGTGCAGCTCGTCGGTGCTCACCTTCTGAAGCCCCGCCTTCGTTCGCAGCGGTGACAGGAAGCCCTGCACGATCAATTCGCGGACGCCGACCTCGAAGCAGACGTGATTGAGGATGTTGCCCGGCTCGCAGATGGGCCCGGACTTCATGCGGAACGGCGTCGCCGTCAGCCCTATCACCCGCGCCAGCGGGTTCACGACCTTCGCGTCGGCGATGAACTGGCGGTACATCCCCTCGCCGTCGGGCGGGATCAGGTGCGCCTCGTCCACGATGAGCAGATCCACAGGCCCCAGGTCGCACGCGCGCTGGTAGATCGACTGGATGCCCGCGATGGTGACAGCGTACCCGAGGTCCTTGCGCTTCAGCCCAGCCGAGTAGATGCCCACGGGCACGTCCGGCGCGATGTGCCGAAGCTTGTCTGCCGCCTGCTCGAGGAGTTCCTTTACGTGGGCCAGGATGACCACGCGCCCGTTCCACGGCCCGACCGAGTCGCGGCAGATGGTGGCAATGACCGGCGTCTTGCCTCCGCCGGTCGGGATGACCACGCAGGGGTTGTCGTCGCGGGTCCGCAGGTGCTCGTACACCGCGGCCACCGCTTCGGATTGATAGGGTCGGAGGTTCATTGCTGGAGGGATTCCTCTCGGCGGCGCAGATACCGACCAGCGGCCTGCGCAAGGGTCTCTCCGTTGACGTCGTTCGGCTCTGAGTGGCTCAGGATCTCGGCGGCAATTCGCACGTCCGACAGCCCGAGTTGTCGCAACACGCAGCCGAGAGAAATCGCCACTCTGCTACTGAGTTCGCCGCTCGCCTCATATGGCATCTGGTTCGAGCCGGTCGAGATGCCCGCGCCATCCGACCACTCAATGGCGACTCGATGCCACCGTCCGGAGAACTGATTCATTCGCTTGCTCCTTGCTTTGTGGTTTGGTTCAACACCACCAGCACCTTGCCGCCCGGCGTCACCGGACCGCGCTCAACTTCCAGCCGATCGATCTGTGAGTCGTCGCGGTACGCCCCGCCCTTCGCCAGCGCGTCAAGCAGCGCCTTCTGCACGTTGTCCAGGTCGCGCCGGCGGTGATCGGGCGGGCAGACGGTGACGCGCACTGCCAGCCTTCCCTCCATTCGCTCAACCTTCATCACCGCGAGGGCGGCGCACACGTCCGTGCGGAAGCGCCGACCCTCGCGGCTGATGACAGTCCTTGATCCCACGCGCCGCCAGATGTGATTCACGCTGGGCGGGTACGGGAGTTCGAGGACGCGCCCGGTTGGGCTCACCGCTTCCACGGGGGTGTGCTCCCCGGGCCGACGCCCGCGGGCACGCGAGCGCCCGCCGCGCCGCCGCCCCCGTTCCCGCCCTTCTTGGCGTAGCCCTTGATCACGTTCGTGAACTCGCCGTTGTCGTCGCGCTTCTTCAGCCCGACGTTGATCTCCAGCGGGATGTTGTGGAGCTCGATCGAGTCCTTCGGGGCCATGACCCCGACGGCGCGGCAGATCGCGGAGAGCTCCCCCCGCGCGATCTTGACCGTCATCTCGCTCTTGTTCTCCAGGTTGAGGCGCGCCCACACGAGGCGGCCCTTGTACTCGCCGTCGATGATCTGGAACGTGAGCTGGAGGTACTTCCCGCCGCCGGTCTTTGTCGGCTTCATCTCCGTCTCGGTGACGGCGGCGATGTACTTGCCCGCGGGGATCGGATCGAGAGCGACGGAGGGGTCCACGTTGTTCGCGTCGAAGTTGTTCAGGCTCGCCATGGGTCAGAGTCCTTTCAGTTGGTTGGGGCCGCGCCCTCGCTGGGAGCGGCGTCGGTGTACTGGTGGGTGGTGGGGGTGATCTGGGCTGCCTCTGCGCGCGAGGCGGCGACGTGTTCCGCGAAGACGCGGTAGTCGAGCGGCAGTTCCTCAGGGAGGTTCAGGCGGTTCTTGGCGACGTGCGCCGGGCGCTCGACGGTGCGGACGATGCGCTCTCCGGTGCCGACGCCGTTGTGCTTGGCTTTGTTGAAACCCTCGTCCACCTTGACGGTGAGCACCTTGTACGTGGCGAAGAGCACCTCGTCCGCCCACTCCTGCACGAGCGCGGACGCAAGTTTGTGCAGGCGCGGCGAGTAGCGGTCATACGGCACCGTCTCGGGGTTCTCAAACTTCTCGATCTTGGCGTGGGCGATGACGATGACGGTCATGCCACGATCGCCGCGGAGGGCGTCGAGCGCCCCGAGCACCGTCCGCCACTTCTCGATGGCGAACGCGTACCCCTTCGCGTACCCGATCTTCTCGATGCTCTCCGCCTGCTCGTCGTCGCAGACTTCGCGCCAGATCAGCCGCTCCAACCAATCGAGCGAGTCGATGACGACGGTCCTGTACCCGTGCTCGCCGGAGTACAGCGACTCCAGCGCCGCCATAACGTCGCCGAGCGAACGGGCCAGCGGGAACGACTCGCACTCGATGTCTCCCAGGCCGTCCTCCGTCGGGATGAAGATCGGATTCTCGGCCATCGCGCCGAACGTGCTCTTGCCGATGCCGTGCGTGCCGTACAGCATCACGCGGCGGGGCTTGGGCCTGCGGCCCTTGGTGATCTGGTTCATGAGGGTCGCGGTTGCGGGCATGGGATCTCCGTGCTTGGGAAGTGAGGAATCGGTGTCGTGGGGCCAGATCTCGCGGACAAACGCGCCCTGGCCGAGGCGGACGAGCGGGAGGTGATGGGTCACGCGGCAGCCGTCGCGGGTTCGGCGCTCGGCTCGCGCCGAACGCGGAACGCCTCGCGGCCGAACTCGTGCATGAGCAGAGACGTGCAGATCTGCGCGACCGATTCGACGATGTTGTCGCCCCCGCTCACACGCAGCTCGGCCTGAAGCGGGTGGACGGAGAACGTCACCTCGGCGCGGACCTTGGCTTCGCCGACGAGCCCTTCGGCGGCCAGCAGCGACAACCGGAGCGTGTCTTCCGCCTCCGACAGATCAACCTCCGGACTGAACTGAAAGCGGTACTCGACACATCGCATGGTGGTGTTCTCCGTGGGAGGTGCGGGAGCCCGCGGGGGCCGGGGCCCGACCCACGTAGTGAGCCGGGCCCCGGATCGCCGGTCCGCAGCGAGCGACGGCCCGCTGGGCATGCCTTTATGCAAATTCCGAGAGCGATGTGGCGGATTCGACGATGCGAGTGCGAATCGCCTCGAGGCGCGGCAGCAGGATCCATCGCGAAACCTTGCGCTTCTTGGCAGCGCCAGTGATGCCGAGTTCGGCGACATCGCGGAGCAAGATCCGCTCGCGCGGAGTGAGCATGGCGTCAACGAGAGCCGCCTCGTCGCGGATCGCGGCATCCTCGGCGGGCGTGCGGGGCGTAGTACCGGTGCGGCGGCCGCCGTCGGCGTCGTTCATGCGATCGCCGATGGAGCTGCGGCGCGAGTGGTGTCCCGGCCGCTCTTCGTCCAGGGACAGCGTGCGCCCAGCGGCGCGACGCTTGACGCCCTTACGGCGGCGGACCTCCATCCCGATCCAGCTCGTCACGACCGAGGTGGCGAACGCCTGGATCGAGCCCCGGCTGGCGTCGAAGAGATCGGCCTTGGTGAGCAGGAACAGCGCCATCTCCTGACGCAGGTCCTCCTCTTCCACGCGGGCGAAGCCGGCGCTCCGGCTGAGGAACATCGCTTTGCGGCGGATCAGGTCGGCGGTGAACGGGTGGGAAACAACATCGCTGCGGCTGGTCATGGGACCTCCGAGGCCGGAGGTCTGCTCACCAACCAGTCACGGGACTGCACGCGAAAGACTGCGCCGCGGCAACGCGCCGCGAGGGATGCACAGGTGCGCCCGTGACTGGCCGGTTATGAGCCGACCGGCCTCGGACGCAGGGCCCGGTGTCGCGGAAGTCGCGGGTGTGCATGGGGCGCATCGCTGCGTGCGACACGCCTAAACCCCTGCGAGGTGGCTACTTGCGATACTGGTCGAACTTCTTGGCTCTGTCGCGAGATTGCGACGCGACAGCGCGACTGACCGAACCGGAGTCCGTCTCTCGCCTGACCGCCTTTGGTCCGCCTTTCGCCTTGACGGCACGCTCTACCGCCCACCGATCCGTGACTTGGCCATCGCGGACCAGTGCGTCAGCGGCCTTGCGATAGGAACCGTGGGCCAGATAGGCCTGAACGAGAGCGTCGTCGGACACCATGTTCTCGATGGCTTTGCGAACTCCGCGTTCGATCCGCTTGGCGGTCAGCTTCTCCTCGGGAACCTCTCCGCGAGCTTCTGCCCTCTTGTCGGCGATGTCGATCGCCTCGAGGACTGCCTCCGGATCGAGCACGACGTTGTCGTCGGTCATCGCGGCCACGTCATGCATGGCGATCACGGCAGGTGCCCTGCCTGGCCACCGACTCGGCTCAGGCACTAGGTGCGGCACGAACACCACCGCACGACCGCCCGTGCCGACGTGGCGCATCAGCGCGTCCGCGTCGTCATCGGCAAGCCGCACCGCGAAGGCGACCTCGCGCGCGGTGTCACGCCACGGCATGCGGCCCAGCCGCCAGAACCGCCCGGGCAACACCGGCTTTGGCGCTGAGACGGCAAGTGCCGATGCGAGCACGGCGGCGAGGCCGTCAAGGTCGACCACCCATCCACGGCACATTTCATCCGTGACCTCGACCTTGAGCGACTCGGGGCACCAGATGAAGTACCTCGGGCTGTCGGCGTCGTCCGTCGGCTCGACGACCGTGACCGCCTCAATGTGGTGGTCGTCGCAGTGGGGACACGGCGCGGTGAGCCCCGTCTGCGCGGGGCGAACGAGGTGCGACTTCAACAGGTCGTCGAGCGCCCCCTTTGGCCAGCGCGAGACTTCCGTGTGGTCGAAGCACGAGTCCAGTGCGTCCGCCGCGATGAGGAGCAGTCGAAAGAGATCAGCCTTGGTCATCGGTCACCTCCCACCGGCGCAGACACCGCTCGCCGATGACGCGGACCTCGTCGGGCTTGCTCTTGAGGTTGCTCGAGTGCGGGACCGAGATCTCGAACGTCAGCGTCGGCTGGCGGCCGACACCGTTGTGGACGAAGCGGAGCGAGAACGTCGCCTGGACCACGCGCAGCCCTTCGATGGGCAGGTTCTCGCGGCGGAGCCAGCGGTCCATCTTGCGGTAGATGTCGTTGCGGTGACCACGGGGATCGGCCTTGATCTCGATGTGGCCGGCCCCGCCGCGCGGAACGATGCGCAGCCGCGTGATGCGAGCGTCCTCAACGCGATCGGCCGGGTCGGTCGGGAGCGGGAAGTCGTTCTGGAGCAGCTGGTCGAGGCGGTACGAGGGCTTCAGCGGGTCCGCCGGCGGGATGTCCTTCTTGAGCACCGCCTTGCAGAACGCCACCTGAAGGGTCGTCCACATCTTCCCGCCTCCGGGCGCGACGATCTCGAGGACTCCCTCATCGCCGCTGTAGACGAACACGTTCTCGAAGGCGTACCGGTCCCAGCGCACGGTCGGCTGGCTGTCGTTGCCGTCGAAGACCAGGTGCTTGTCGGGGTAATCGTCGAGGTAGGCGAAGAAGTAATCCGCGCCGTCGGCCCGGCGGTAGTGCTCGACCATGCACTGCTTGCCGCGGAGTTGGGCCGGCCCGTACACCGACGAGAGCGCCTCACCGAGCGGACCGCACAGTGACGCGGGATCGTTCAGTTGGCGCTTGGGCAGGCCGTTGCGGCGATTCCACAGGCGGCCTCCGGTCAACGCATCGGCGCGGGCGAACATCGCAGCGTCGTTGAAGACCTCGGGCGCGTACAGGTACGACCACATTGCTTTGTCGGCCTTGCTCCGCTGCGCGGTGAAATCCTCAGCGCGGTCGTTGTGGCGGGCGAGGATGCCCTCCGCGAGCACGGCGACTCCGCGGTGGTCGGCGAGTTCGTTGACGTCGCGGATGATCATCTGCACTTCGCGCTGCTTGGCTTCGGACAGCGCACGCCAGCCCGCGAACACCGGCTCGATGCGATGTTCGCTGAGCTGGTCCCACGGCACGTCGGTGAGTTCGCCGCGACGCGTGAAGAACTCGCGGAGCAGCGAGTTGGCGATCTGCTTGAGAACTTTGCGGGGATCAAACGGCTTGGCCATGTCTGAGACTCCTTGTCTGTCGTTTGCTAAAAGGTTGACACTCAGGACGTGACAGAACAGAGCCGTGCCGGTGTCGGGTCGTGCAGGGTCAGAACAGCGTGTTGGGTCGTTCGCGCATCAGCAGGCCGAGATTCTCGAGGCGGATGCGCATCGCCTCTGCGGACACTTCAAACTTCTCGGCGAGAGGCTTCGAGAAACGATCCAGCGTGGCGCTCGCGGCGTCGCGGCCATCGGGGACATGCACAGGCGGAAGATTCGCGAGGACTACGGGGTCCAGGTTGCCGCGCCACTCTGTCCACGCCGCGATCACCAGCGCCTTGGGCATGAGCAGGTAGCTGGCGAAGTTGTCGGCCTGCCATTCGACCGGGATCTTCTTGTCACCGGCGCGGCACACAACCGCAGGCTGGCCGCGCCCATCGAACAACGCGGCCTGCGACGGGTCCTCACGGTAGTACGAGCGATGCAGACGCCAGTGGCCGATCTCGTGCGCGAGCGTGAACCGGTATCGCCCAAGCCGCGGCGGATTCTCGGAAGGATCGAGCCGGGAGTCGATCCGAACGAGCTTCTCGTTGAACCAGATCGCGCCGAGCACGCCATCGGTCCCGAACAGCGCCGCGAGGTCCTCGATGGCAAACGTCAGGCCGAGGTGCAGTTCGAGGATGTCCTCAACGGGCACCGGCGCGACGACGGGCGCGCCGCGACGCTGTGCATATTCGGCAACGAGGACATCCGCGTCGCGCTCAATGCGGACTTCCGGCAGGTACGGCACATCCGTAATGGCCCCGCGACCGCTCACGACGGATCGCCCTCCCTCCGCATCTTGGACGCTTGATCCTGCAGCTTCTTGAGCTGCTCGGGCGTCAGGCCTTTTACCGCACGCAGGAGCGCCGGCATCGCTTCCGGTTGGCTCTGGATGATCTTCGGGAGATCCTCCGGCACGCGCCCTGCCATTGCGAAGAGCTCGTCGGCGCTCTCGCCGAGCAGTTCCGCCATCTTCTGGATCCGATCGGCGGTCGGCGGCGAGTCCACCTTGTCCTGTTCGACGTGCGACAGGTAGGTCGGGCTGATGCCGACTAGCTCGGCGAACCGGCGCAGGCTGTACCCTTTGGCCGTACGGCGCTCGCGGATGAAGGTGCCGAACTTTGGCTTCTGGGCGGTCAT